AATAATATGTCCGTTCCATATCAAAGAGTCAGCAATGCAACAGTAGCAGATATCATATTTTATGATCCTGCCGCTGAACGCCGTGCAGCACAGATGCAAGTCAATTGGGATGACTACTTCAAAGTAGGTAGTCAAGAGATCCTTTATCAACTTGAGTTTGGCTGGTGGCAAAAGTATTGTGATACTGTGTTAGGTGCGACATATTACACTAACCTACCAAATGGTTCGCTTATTTCATCATTCAATCCAAATCTGCTCATCAAAAATGATCAGACATTGATACGCCTTGATACATTCATGGCTGTCAAGATATTCTACGAATCAATCGTATCAGATACTAGCAACGTCAACGATGTTGACCGTAGCAACTTTGATCATGCATTGCGTAGATATCAATTTGAATGGGAAAAAGCACTACAATTGATGAACTTCTATGATCTGAACCAAGATGCTCCTAACGGTCCAACGACTAAGTTAGAAGAGAACTGGACAGCAGACGTAGATTACTTCAATGGTGATAGGAGATATTTCTAATGGCTAATGTGCCACTACTTGTCAAGCAGAATATTATTGATTACATCAAGGTAGTCGCAGATACACTTGTGCCTATCGTTGAGGTATCAGGAGTATATCCTAGCAATGATGATGTTGTGGCATATGGCATCTATGTTGATGATGTCTCTACAATCAGTAGAGATGTCTATCAATTAGGTGTACAGCCATGTGGAAGCATCTATACCATGACTGATCAGTTTAGTATATTGTTTGTTAGTATTCAAGACGATCCTAAATGGATCTTTATTGAGAAACGCATACAAGATATGAGTGCTGATTCAAGTTTTTTCAACGGATACTATGAAGTAACATTCAATCAGAACGTTGTGATCGGTAATCGTAGTGAAAAACGTACCTATACTTTCAATTTGAAACGCTTGAATTTTAATGATTGAGCCAAATAACGTAAGGAGAAACTACAAATGGCCTATATAACAGTAAACGAAACAGGTACATTTCCTGCGTTGATACTGTCAACTGATATTGCTAACAGCAACGTCGGTGCAACTGGTAATGGATTTGTTGCAGGTAATGCTGTAACAATTCTAAATGTTACCTGCTTGCAAGATGTGACTGTAACAAACAGCACTGGTATTTTCAGTTGGACAGATTTTTGTTCAGCAAGTATCAATAAAGTTACTACACCAAGTGACAACGAAATCAGTACAAACATTGTATTGGATGATGAAGGATTCTTCGGCGATAGCGCCGCAGGAAACACAACAGCCAAGTACTATGGTGTATCTGGTCTAAGTCAAAATCGTGTTGAAGTAGCATTTAGAATACAGTTGAACAACAGTGCTAACGTAGGTAATGCGCTACCTGCTAACACATTCTTCTATAGTGGAGTGGGTTACTTGAGTAGCGTAGCACCAACAGTATCACCAGATGCCCCTGTGTGGGTATCACCGCTAACTATCGCGGTCAATGGTGATATGGGAAGTGGACCTAAGGTCTAATTGACCAAAACAAGGAGAGCAGAGCAATCTGCTCTCTTTTGTCTAATAATTGAAGGAGCAACCAATGAGCGATGAATGGCTAAAAACCGACGAGGAAAAACTTCGTAGCCTAATAGCAGATGAAGCAAAGATGATGCCCATGTTAGATAACATGATGTCAACCATCAAGCAAATGAAAGCAAAACAAGCATTTCGTCTAGCACTTCTAAATCAACTTTTAGAAGAAAAATACGATAAATATAATGGTAACTAATGAAGGAGAAATAAATGAAACTATCACAAATTACTAGCGCACCTATACTAGTAGAACTAACAATAGACGATGCAGATATCGTCAAAGAATTTGGTGAACCACTGACATTCCATACTTGGGATCGTCAGCCTATGGATGTATTCTTACGCCTCGCTAATGTCGATCAAAAAGACACATCAACATTGATAACAATTGTGAAAACACTTATCCTTGATGAGAATGGCAAACAACTTTTAGATGATAAAAACATGTTGCCCACTAATGTCCTAATGAAAGCGATTAGCAAGGTGACCGAACAGTTGGGAAAATAACAAATGACAGCATCGATATGCAAAGTCCAAAGATGCTGTCAATTTTGCAAATAGATGGGCTCAGTAAAAGATATGGTATCTTGCCCAGTGAAGTTTTGAGGAGGTCTGATACATTTGATTTATATGTGATGGATGCTGCGATGTCATTTGAACGCTATCATCAAAAGAAAGCAAATGCAAATGGCAAACCAATCGCACCAGACTTATCACAAGATCAATTGCTAAAGATATTGAAAAAGAATAAACAAACATGAAAGGCGTAACAGTAGTAAAAAATTCTATGACTCCAAGTCTAAACAAGATACAGAGTAAATTAGAAGGTTTGGCAAAACAGGCTTATACTGAGTTTGTCAAACAAACGCCTGTGCGCAGTGGTAATGCAAGACGTAGAACTAAATTGCAAAACAATACTATTGTTGCCGATTATCCATATGCTAGACGATTAGATGAAGGATATAGCCAACAAAGTCCACAAGGTATGAGCAAACCTACAGAAGAATTTGTCAAGGTACAACTTGATAAAATTATGAGGAAGTAAAATGGCTGATCTAGTCTATAAAGTATCGGTTGATACAGCACAAGCACAAAAATCTTTAGATGGTTTGAATAAAACGATAGGTGGTTTGCGCAGTGCGTTAGCAGGACTTGCTATTGGTGCATTCATCACTAACACATATCGTAGTGCGCAAGCAGCAAAAGATTTAGCAGATCAGACAGGACTAGCAGTACAAAGTATTATTGGATTGCGTAAAGCATTCCAAGAAAGTGGTAGCAGTGCAGAAGCAGCCGATACTGCAATGCTCAAACTTGCAAAAAATATCGGTGACGCAAAAACTGGTAACGATGAATTAGCCATCGCTTTCCAAAATCTTGGCGTCAATGTATATGATGCTACTACAACTATTGATGAACAAGCACTAAAAGTTGTAGAAGGTCTAGGAAGAATCAAAGACCAATCAGTACAAACAGCCACAGCAATTCAAGTATTAGGTAAAGGTGGTGCTGCTGCCTTTAGTCAGATAGGTGCATCTGCACGTGGATATGTAGCAGGTAGCCTTGAAGCAGCCAATGCAACAATTGAGGCAGATGCTGCTGCTGAGAAATTTGAAAAAGCAATCACCAATATACAAACAGAATTATTGAAAGTATTGAAACCACTCAATAGTTTTATTGCTGATATAAAACTTAGTGGTGAAGCCATTGGTAGATTTGTGAAAACTGCTGCGGCAATTGGTGGTATCATACTTGCATTTACACTTTTAGGTAAGGCACTTGCTGCCATACGAACAGGTATAAGTTTAGTAGCAGCCGGTTTTGCCTTGATACGCAAAGGTGGTGAAACACTTGCTAAAACTTGGGACCTAATCGTATATCAATTCAATAAATTTAGACAAGCAGGTGAGTTTACAAGTGAAACTGCACAAGGTATAGCAAAACGCTTCAAGTTTTTAAGTCAAGGCGTAGAATTGCTCGTCAAGGGCCTTGGTATACTTACTGCTGCAATTGCCTCAGTATTTGCATATTTCATGCCCGACGCAGTATTAGATGGCTTCAAAAAGATTGGCCAGATGATGGGCATAGTCAAGACAGATACAGAAAAATTAGCAGATGAACAGAAAAGACTTAGCGAAGAACAAGCAGAACAACTAAAACAAGAAATTGAACAACAGGCTCAGTTAGCAGCAGAACTACAAAAGAAAGTTGATGCAATCAGAGAAGTTGGTAAGGCATATGCTGATGCTAATGAACAGGTATTGCGTAATCTTGACAATGAACTAAATTATCTAAAAATGTCTGACCGTCAGGCAGAAGTTGCCAAGGCTATCGATAGTGTTTATGAAAATCAACGTGAAACAGTCAAAAAATTACAACAAGAATTAGAAAAATTACCACAAGGTGAAACAGTTCGTAGAGCAGCATTAGAAGAAACAATCGCTGTAGTGAATCGTGATACAGAAGCAACTGTCAATGGCGTGAGACAAAAAGTAGAAGCAATACAACAAGAACGTGATGCTATAGAAGCACGTAATCGTGCTATAGAGTTGCGTGAACAAGTACGCCAAGACACTACAAATCTCAAAGCCATGCAAGATGAGATTGAGATGTTGTACATGACTAATGACCAACGTGAAGAATACCGTCGCAAACTTGAAGCAGAAAAAAATCTCAAAGAAAGATTGGCTGCTATCGACCTTGAACAAGAACGTTTAGGTAAGAATGTAACTGCTAGCCAGATCGCTGATTTTGAAGCAAGAAAGAAAGCAGCGACAGATTACTACAATGCTGTGTTGGAAAAGAACAAAGAATTACAAGCAGCGCAAGAAGATGAGGCACGCAAGATAAAAGTCTGGGGCGAAGAAACTAAGAAAGCATTGGAAGATAGCATCAGCCCAAGCAGTCAAGTAAAATCATTCTGGGACGGTCTAAGTGGACAGATCGATAACTTTACCAAGACTGGTAAATTCAAGATCAAAGACTTCTTGGCAAGCGTGATACAAGAATTCATTGCTGCTAAACTAAAACTGGTTGCACTAGATTTCTTGAAATCATTTGGTTTTGGTGGTGGCGGTGGACTATTAGGTGGTGCGATCATACCAGGCTTTTTAGCAGGTGGCGGTAATGCTGAACAAGGTAAACCATATGTTGTTGGTGAAAAGGGTCCAGAATTATTTGTGCCACCAACAGCAGGTCGTGTAGTACCAAATCATGCTCTAAGTTCAGGACAAGTAAGCGCACCTGTGACTAATAATTATATCACTAACAATATCAGTGCGTTAGACGCAAAGAGCGTAGCAGAATTGTTTGCACAAAATCGCAAGACATTGTTAGGCACAGTAAAATTGGCTGAAAAAGAATTGCCATATATGGCATAGGAATAAAACAAAATGGCTGGATTACAAACAATAATTGATAATTGCAATGGTATGGTAATCAACAGACGTAAAGTTGTTGGATTGCAAATCACACGTAACGAGATACCAAGAGTTACAGTCACGCCAACTCGTCAGCCTTGGAAGTTTACATTGACTATGCCAAGCAGCCTAAAATATTATGAGAATCGTGACTTATTAGAAGCATTGGATACATTAGATCGTGTATCACCACAAGTTGTCACATTCAGCA